CCGATTGTGCTAAATCGACCAGATGAAGGTCAACCATCCACTGGTAATGGAGCCAAATCTAGCAGTCGGAGGGCAAGGACGATCACGCCAGTCCGCAATCCTAACGATCCAGGGTCAACTGCTGGAGGTAATCCATAATGTCAAACTCAGTCAAGAAATTTGAACCTCAGAAAGTAACCATCACTGACGTTGATGGTATCGAATTTGATGTTACTAGAGCAGTGGGTATGTTTTCATATTATGAAGACATTTATTCACCATTTGTTACAGCAAATATGCTGATGGTTGACAGTGGACAAAACTTTATTGGAAACCTACCTATTCAAGGGGGAGAAGAGGTCACTGTCAAACTAACGAATCTTAAGAAGGAAGCAGTAGAATATAAAATGCGTGTCCAGAAGATCGTGAATAGATCTGTTGAAAGGAACATGCAATACTATACTTTAGTGCTTATATCTAAGGAAGGATTAGAAAATGATACTGCTAGAGTAACAGAAAAATACAAAGCAAACCCTGAAGCAATTGTCCAAGATATCCTCAAGAATGTATTGAAGACCAAGAAGAGTTTGGTTTCGGAAGAATCTCAATTCAAGATGTCTCTTTTCCCGAATGGTAGAAAGTGTCATGCATTAATTCAATCAATAATGTTTAAAACTGTATCAAAAACAACTAAATTTAATAAAAGTAATAACACTGATGATACTAAAAATGAATCGGAACTAGGAGGTGATAACAAGAAGAAAGCATCAGGAACAGCAGGTTATTTATTTTTTGAAAACAAAGATGGGTTTGTCTTTCAATCTATGGATAGGTTATGTTCTGATGGATCAGATTCTTTTGGAGGAACTATGCCAGTAGAGACATATTTCTCCCGTCCTTCTGTTGGTATGTCACCAGATCAAGTGTTCTATAACATCGAAGAATATGCATTTGATGGTGATATTGATATGTCTGAGAAGTTGAACAACGGCATCTTCTCTACACATATGTGTTACTTTGATATTTCTGCTCAAAAATATGAAGAGTATACTTATGACATGTCGAGGACTTTCGATAACATGTCACATTTAGGAAGTCAAACAAAACTAGCAAAGTATCAAAAAGAATTAGCAAAGAGACCTAGTAGGGTGATGAGTATTCTTTTAGATAGTGAAATGTATTACAATGGTGAAGGTATTGCAAACCCAGAAGAAGATGGTGATGCACAATTCCCAGACTATGCAAAGTATTATACTGCACAGTCTATTGGAAGAAGATATCTTATGGATACACATAAACTTCAAATTGATATTGCTGGTAACTCAGATTTGAAAGTAGGAGACAAAATTAAAATTATGTTGCCTAATATGGTAGCAGAAAAACTTAGAGTAGAGAAGCCATATGATGAAGAATCTAGTGGCACATACCTTATTTCTGCATTGTCTCATAATTATGCAATGATAGTTGATAGTGGATCACCAGAGTTTTCTACTAGACTAGAATTAATTCGTGATACTATGGGTATTAAAGAATATGACTCGAACGTTAAATAAGAGTAGGACTTATTAAAAGATGGATCAATCATTATCATCACTATACCCTATACATCAGATTGGATCCGATGGATTCACATGGTGGGTTGGTCAGGTAGAATCAAATAAGAAAGAAGATCTTAAAAGGTCAGGTAGATATCGTGTTCGTATCATTGGACAGCACCTAAAGACAGGTGACAATGCTACCAAAACTGAGGAATTGCCATGGGCACATGTCATGATGCCTGTGACTACACCATTTATTGAAGGTGGAAGTGGTGGTGCATCTCCTGGACTACAGAGAGGTTGCTTTGTTATTGGATTCTATTTGGACAATAACAAACAGAAACCAGTTATCATGGGTTCTGTTGGTGGGGTCAAGGGTGCAACTAAAGAATCTTTCCAAGATGATAATCCAAGTGCTCCACTCAATTTCAAACCTGTCCTTGACAATAAGACTAATCCAAAACAAAATAGATCTGTAGAGACACAGGATGGTAAGAATAAAAGCGGTGGTAACACTGATAAAGGTGTAGTTGATGCAGATAAAGCCGACACAAAGAACGGTGCTCCGCCTATATTACTAGCAGCATATTCAAAACATAGCGAGACAAATCCTACTGGAGGAAAAAGTTGTGTTGTAATTGCAAATCCTAATTGTGGACAAGAAAATAATCTTCGCAGTGGTTTAAAAAGAATTGTTGGTGATCTTCTTGCTGCTAACCAAGCATCTGGTGGTAACATTGGGGATTTTTATGTAAGTAAGATCAACGGTCTTCTTTATGATGGTATTGGGCAAGCACGTTATCATATTGGTCGTGTTGTTAGACTTGTTAAGAGTTTTATTGCTAGAGGTAAAACAGAGGTTACTAAAAAGTTGCGTGAAGCAATTGATTTTCTGAATAAAAATTTACTTGTCCAAGAAAAAGTAGTAGGCAATACTGGACCGCTCGCAAATCCAGATAAAGCATTTAAACCCATTAAAGAAAAAAGTAACAGACTCAAAGCAGTTAAGAAGATATTTGACGATATCTTTAAGGATCTTGGTTGTAGTATTGCTGACATTACTGATACCATTGCAAAATTCATCACCGATCTATTGATGGGATTCATTCAAGATGTATTCAGTAGTGTTGCATGTTTTATCGATACATTAGTTGATGGTATTCTAAATGAGATTCTTGCTAAGTTTGAACAAATTGTTGGCACAATTCTTGCTCCTATTCAAGCAATTCTAGAAGCAATTGCCGCACCACTTAATTTTATTGGAGGAATCATTAATAAGTTCATGAAACTATTGGGTATCACTTGCACGGGTCCTGATCAGAAGTGCGAACCAATCCAAGAAAAATGTACAGACTGTGATAATAGTGATAATGAGGATGATCTTGATAAACTCTTAAAACAAATTGAGGAAGGAATTGGAGATCAATCTGCATTTATTTGCAGTGAAGCAAAACAAGTTTCCCCAAAACAACCTACCTCCATTACGTTCATTGGCGGTGTTCCAAATAATCTCACACCACCTAAAGAAAACACACCACCATCTGGCGATGCTGTTATTGATTTCCCAATAGCACCTTTAGATCCTAATGATGAAATAGAGGATGATGATATAGAAGAAGATCCCTTACCAGATGATCCTTCGATTACTTTCCCAGACGAAGATGATGATGGATTGCCTACCTTACCTGAAGGTAATGAACCATTCATTGAAGTATATACAGAGAAGAGTTTGTATATTGAAGGAGAATTAGTAGAGTTTAAACTACTAAGTGTCAACGTTCCTGATGGAACACAATTCAATTATCAAATATCTGGTCCAACTATTACTGAAACTGATATCTTAAGTGATCTTACTGGAATATTTACTGTCATTGGAAATCAGGCCATGGTTCCTATTACTTTATCTAAAGATGAAGAAGTAGAATTGTCCCCAGAACTACTAATCTTTACTGCTAATACTATTTCACCAATTCAACTGGACTTGGATGGAGATGGAACTAATGAAGATTATGCATTAACAACTTCAACTGATATTGCAATTGATAGTGGTGTTACTTCTCCTGTCGAACCTGATCCATCTCAAGTTGCTGTTTGGAATATTAATACAGATAAAAGTTCTTATCAAGAAGGAGAAGATGTTCTGGTCACAGTAACTACAGAATATGTTGATGATAATACTGAGGTTGATTACTACATTATTGGTAGTGGCATTACGTCTGAAGATTTTGTAAGTAGAACACTGTCTGGAACTTTGGTAATTAAAAACAGTGCTGCTGTATTTGTTATTGGTATAGAAGATGATATTGATATTGAAGGAATTGAAAATGCAACTATTGTTCTTGCAGGCAAAGGTGTTAGCAAGTCATTTGCGATCACAGAAGTAGGTGGAGAAGAAGATACCATTATACCAGAAGATTCTGATACTGGAGATGATGAATTTATTATTAAAAAACCAGTGGCAGGTGATGTTATCACTGATGGTAGTGGTGCTATTGTAGAAATTCCTATCAAAATTCCTGGTGGTCCTTACCAAAAAGCACCACAAATTATCATTACTGGTGGAGGATATGGTTCTGGTGCTGTTGCTCTTTTAGATGATAAAGGATTTGTTACTGAAGTCCGAGTCACTAGACAAGGTATCAATTATGTTTCCAATACACCTGATGAAAATAACTTACAGTGTGTTGTCGATTCATTTACTTTGTTGTCTCCTGGTAGTGGATACACAGAGGCACCTCTTGTTCTTATCGATGGAGAAAGAGACCTTGCCGAGGCAATTATTGACCAAAGAGGATTTGTTGTTAGTATTAGAACACTTGATAGAAGCAAGCGTTATAAAGAATATCCAGTTATTTCAATTTTAGGTGGAGGAGGAGCAGGAGCTAGTTTCTTGCCTAACTTGGTTTGCCTAGATAGTAATGAACTTGAGCGTAAAGGTTACGCCAAGATTGGAACTGGATCTTACGTTGATTGTCCATAATGTCACAAGAGAAAGCAACAGAACAAAAAGCAAGTTCTGAACAGAAGAAACTACAAAAAAATGGTCCAGCAAGACCTGAAGGTTCCGATGCACTTGAAGAAGGTCAGTTTTGTAATGATGACTTCAATGTTATTGCGACTAAACATGGTTGGACGATGGGAACTTATACCAATAAGGATGGATCTACTGGTTTCATTTTAACTAATGGTCAATCAATGTTTCACTTCGATGTGAATGGTAACATCGTCATGGCAACAGGCAAACCCGGACAGTCAGGTTGTGGTGGTAAAGTTGTCATTCATGCTAAAGATCACCACGAGAAAACTGACACCTATGCTCTACATGTTCGTGGTAACGATGACGAGCAGACAAAAGAAGAAGATGGAAGCACTACAAAGTCAGCACCATATTCTATCTACGTTGAAGGCGATGTTGCTATCGAATCACAAGGCGGTGATGTTGGAATCAAAGGAGATAATATTACACTAAATGCAATCAATAATTTAACTTTACGCGCAGGAGAGAATATTAACATAGAACCTGCTGAAGGTCAAGGTAAAGTAAATATTGTTGCTGCTGATGTTAACGTAGATTCATCATTTACTAGATTTACTACTAGTGGTGGTTTCTATGTTGATGGATCAGGTGAGTTTTCAGTCAACCAAAAAGATCAGATAGGATCATCAACTTCTTTTAATACTATTGGAACAGTTAACCATGTAATCAAGGGTGACTATAATCTAAGAGCAACAGGTAATCTTCAACTAGAGTCAGACTTTGGTCATTTGTTATTTAAATCAACTAAAGGTGGTATGGCAAGAATCATCAATGGCGATGATTCAATGACTGTAAGAGGTCTCAAAAACATGAACATTATTGGTAAGTCTGTAAATGTTGAAGAACCACCTGCTGCATTAAAAATAAAACTTGGAACATCTTCTGGTGGTTCATTAGATATTAACGCAGCATCTTTTGTAAATATAAAAGCAGTTGGAGCATCTATTTTTAATAGCACTAACATTAATTTGATTGGTAAAACTGCAATCACCATGACAGGCAAATCAATTTTCTTAAACTGATTATATAAAAGTCGAAAAATATTCTCCGCCATTTTTTCTGAAAAAAAGTCGAGCTTGACAAATCCCTCCAGACCCAGTAAACTAACTCTGTTAAGGGTTCAAGGATCACTGTAACTCTAAATAACTACTGAATGATATTTCATCATGAACTATAAACCTTACTCACAAGAATGGCACAGATACAGATATTTAAAAGAAGCACTTGATACGTATATTGATGATTACGTTGATACTGACACTATCATGAAAGATATTCTCAGTATTGTTTGTTCTCGTCAAGAAATAGCACATGCTGAATATCATAGATTAGAAGAACTAGAAATGAAACTCGATTTTAGAGACTGATATGCTATCAACTCAATACAGACTACGACTGGAATTTATCTGTAAATGCATTGCAAATGGAGAAGAAGTAAAATTATCTGATATGATTTGGGCGAACAAATTAGCAAAGGCAAACACCACTGCTAATGAAATGTTGAAGATGGCACGTCGTCAGATTACATATAAAATTGAAGAAGGTAGTACCGACGATTTTCTGAATAGGATGGGTTTAGGTGATCCCGATCCATCCAACCATAAAAAGGGATTCACTGATGCTGATGATATCAAAAATTGGTTTCAGCAAGACAAACCTGATGATTGGAGACAACGTGACTAAAAAACAATATAAACAACTGCTTCTAGAGTATTTTACTGATAGACTAGATAAACTCACCGCAAAGGAACTGAAGGAACTTGCTGATAGGCATACGTGAAGGATTATGTCTGTATCCCCACATGGGATCCTATTTACGAGATGATGCGCTATCATTGGGTACACAAGTCAGAAAGGGATCCTGAGCAATTCGTGAAAAATCTTAATCCAGAGCAAGAAGTGCTATGAGTAGTAAGATGCTATTCCTGGTTGACATTGGTGATGGTAGATGTGTCAGTCACGATGGATACATTCAACTCGGTATTTTCTCTCATAGTGTAGAGAAGCATTTAGAGTTAAACCCCGATCAAGAATGGCAAGTAACCTATTGGATGCCAGATCCATTTTGTATCAGATACCCAAGAGCAAATTACCAGCATACTATGAAAGCAAATGAAGGATCTCCTAGAACTGACAATGCTGGTGATAGTAGACCAAGAGACTTCCCAGATCAACCAACTGAAAGATTGGAGAGAACATTATGAAAATGAGTTACTATGTTTCTCCAGAGGGAATAATTTTTGACGAAGATGGTCCAGTCAATCAATATTTGCAAAAATATGGAAAGAGAGGTCAGAAGTATTGGACAACAAAATATGGTGCCTCTCATCGTCTGATTGCAGATGCACTTGTCCCAAATCCAAACAATAAATCTGAAGTAGATCAT